AACCAATAATAGAAACAGAAAATATGTTGCTCCCTAAACCTAAACCTTTAGTGGACCAAATGAATAATCTAAAATAAAAAGGGGAGCCATAAAGACTCCCCCGCAGGCAACACAAGACATCTAGAGAACCACCTCTAGGTGTCTTTTTTTTTGGTTAATATAAAACTAACCAAAATTCAGTTTAGGTAAACCCAGCATAGGCCTACCATCAAATATATTTTTTTTAGCATATGGGCCATTTACATGATTGTAATGTAAAAATACTTGACCACAAACATTACCTTCAAAAGGTTCTCTCCAATGCTCTAATTCACAACCACTATATACTAGCATATCACCCACCTCAAGAAGTATTTTTGTACCTTTGGGTGCATTGGGTCTATGTATCTGTTTATACTCATCTATGACGTTATTAGACCCCGTACCATCGATAAATATAGGCCATGGATCTCCCCCTAAGTTTAGGGTAGTAGATATTTCACATGATGGTCTATCCTTATGTCGTTTTAATATGTCACCATGTTTATATAATCTTGCATAAGAATATGTAGGAACAAGTTCAAGATTAGTTTCTTGTTGCATTTTAGGTAAAACTTTCATCATTAAAGTTTCCATAACCATATCGCTATAGTGTGAGTATGTATTAGGGACTTGTTCATCTTCCCATGTTCCATACATTCCAGTATCATACATAATATTATTATTATATAGATATTTAGTAGCATCTCTCTTTAGCATAAAATAATTAAATATAAAATTAGCTAATTCAAAAGACACAGCTTTTTTAATTACTTGATATTTTTTAGTTTCAAATGTCATAAAAACATACCTTTTTGTAAAAAGTTAAATGATACAGATATCCTTGTATCATTAGATTTATTGGGGTCTACACAGTGTACTAACCACGAATAAAACATGATTAGTCTTCCAGCTTTAGGCTCAAAGCCAGTTTCTCTCCATACTCTTGATGGTTTTTCTCCATCTTTTAATTTAGGTCTAATCATTGAAGCAGATGCTCTTGGGTCATCTATTTTTAAATTACCACAATTTTTAGGTGCTTTAATATAATAAACTCCAGACCATAAAGAATTAGGGTGTTGATGTGCTCTATTCATACCACCTGGTGGATTTACATTAGCCCACATATTACCTATAACAGGTTCAGAATCTAGATATTCTTCTTTGTAAATTTTATTCTGTGCTTCAAATAAAGCATTAGTTAATCTTTTAAATTCTGGTTTTAAATGCATATCAGTGGGTGAGTGCCATCCATTTACATTAGTTCTTGTTATACCTTTATCTTCATTCATCCAATTAATAATATTTTTTTCTAGTTCTATATTTAAAGATTGATCTTTAATATCTAAAATATAAATTGGTGTTGGAAAAAATAATTCTCTATACATTATTTTAATGGTGTGCCTCCAAACCACATGACTAAAGATTTTCTATTACCTCTTATCACAGGTTTTATTCTGTGCCTAATAAATGATGCAAAGAAAATAGCATGCCCTTGTTTTATTTTTGCAGCTTTACCTTCATCCATTAATTCTAAATCTCCACCTTCAAATTCTGATTCTGGTGATAATAAACAAGTCATAGATATTTTTCTTACGGGTGGTTCGTGTGCACAGTTTACATCATTGTCTACATGCCAATCATAAAATCCACCTTCTGGATATTCTGTATACTGTGCCATTTCTGTAATTTGCATTCCATCAAAACCAAAATGATTACCATTTGTAGTTTTCATAATTTTTTCAATAGTCTTATACATCTCTGTCATTTTCTTAAATGGTATCCAACTAATATGTGAAGTTCTTGTTTTAGTATCAATTATTCCACCTTTATTACCTTCTTTACTGCCAACAGAAGCATTAGTTTTTGGTTCAGATCTTCCTGCTTTAATAATCATTTGACATTGTTCTGGTGTAAAAATAGAATTAGTTGTTTCAACAATATAAGATTTCCAACGTGGTTCAGTAATCATGCTGCACCTCTATTTTTTATTGGGTCAAATTCAACATCACAATTTGCAGCTAGTGTTCTTCTTGTTTCATAAGTTCCATTAAATGGATAAACTGTATGTCTCATATCATATGGAAAAATATAAAAGTCTCTAAGATCCATTGGTGGTTGATAATCTATTTTTGCAAACTGACCATTAGCTGCTCCTAATATTTGTAGCCTACCATTTTGTGGTGTTTGTGATGCAGAATATTCTCTACCATATGTAGATGGTAATTTTAAAATCATTACACTTGATAGTCCAGTAAACAAAGTTCCTCTGTGTATGTGTGCAGGATTATACTCATGCTGTTTCATTTCATTTATCCAAATAGAGTTAAGATGTAAATTATATTCTTTTATTTTATTAAAAAATAAATAGTGTTTAAACATTTCAGTAAAATAATCTGTTATTATAATTGGTAATCTATTATGATTTTTCATTTTTGTTTGATCTTTACCTTGATAAAACAAAGAGTGTTCATCTTGTATTTTACCAACTAACTGCCCATTAGCTTTATCTAATCTATCTTTATTGTTTTCATATATATTATTAATTGCATGAAAAATATCAAGGGGTACTTGATACTTTAAAATAGATTGTCCTAAAAATACAAAATCAAACTTTAGGTTTTTCATGTTGAGTAAGTCTCTCTGCTTCTTTGTAACTACTTTCTAATTCACCAGATTTTTTAATCCTTTGTAGAGATTGCAACTGACCCAT